AACAAAGAAAGAGAAATAATGTCATACTCATCTGGTAAATATGCATATGGAATATGCGACAAAACTGGTTTTAGATACGATTTAAAAGATCTTGTATTTGAGTTTAGAAATGGCAGCAAAACAGGACTTAGAGTTGGAATAGATGTAGCAGACCCAGATCATCCTCAAAATTTTGTCGGGAGGGTCAAGCTAGATGATCCTCAATCTGTACAAGACGCAAGGCCAGACAGAGTAGAGCCTGCTACAGAAAGACTTTTATTAGTTAATCCTTTTACAACTGCGGCAGCGGATAGCGGTAGCACAGTAGTTACAGTTACGGAAAAAGATCATGGCAGATCTACTTCAGATGTTGTTAGGTTTAGAAATTGTTTGGGTTTTGATGGTTTAACTGCTGCAAACTTTGAATTAGCTACAGGATATGCTATAACTAAACTAACAGATGACACATACACTATTACTATTGCCGCAGAATCAACTGCAGGATCAGTTACTGGAGGTGGTGTGTTTGCTACAGTTGGACCAGTTACTTTGGAGGCTTAGATGAGCTTTACATTTGCACAGTTGAAGACAGCAATACAGGATTATACTGACAACACAGAAACATCCTTTGTAAGTCACTTGTCTGATTTTATCAAAGCAGCAGAAGAAAGAATATTTAAGAATGTTGATCTAGAGATATTCAGAAAGAATGTAACCTCATCATTAACTACAAGTGATAAATTTTTAACCATACCCTCAGACTACTTAGCATCTTTTTCTTTACAGATCACAACAGCAGGTAGTGAAGCATTTTTGCTACAGAAAGATGTTAATTTCATACAAGAAGCATATGATGCTTCATCCTCAACAGCAACTCCAAGATTTTATGCACAGTTTGATGCAAATAATTTTATAGTTGGACCTACCCCAAACTCAAATTATGCAATAGAATTACATTACTATTATAGACCCACTAGCTTAACTGCTGGTGCTGATAGTGGTACAACATGGTTAAGCACTAATGCTCCATTTGCATTATTGTTTGGCTCGTTAGTAGATGCATATATTTTTATGAAAGGTGAGCCTGATTTAATACAACAATATGAGAAAAGGTTTATGGATCAATTAACAAGACTTAAAGATTACGGAGAGGCAAGAGAAAACACTGACGCTTACTCTGAGGGTCTACCAAGAGCGCAGAGAACATAGGAGTAAAATATGGCAACAGCAAATGCAGCGACCAATTATCTTGAGAGAAGAATATTACATTTTTTATTTAAAAATAATTCTCTTAGTTTTTCTAGTCCGGGTGACAGTATTTATGTAGGACTTGCAACGGCAGTAAGTGCAGCGGAAACTGGATCATTAACAGAAGCAACCTTTACAAACTATGCAAGACAGCAGGTGACTGCGGCAAACTGGACTACAATAGGTGCAGATTCAACAGACACACAAACTGCAAAGAACGCAGCGAATATAGAGTTTCCAGCCTCTGGTGGAACAAGCAATACAATAACACATGTTTTTATCGCAGATGCATCTAGCAGTGGTAATATATTATTTGTTGGTGCTTTGGATGCAAGTAAGACTATAGCTAGTGGTGATATATTTAGAATTAATGCAAACAATCTAACAATAGAGTTGAAGTAATGGCACTTGTACTTAATGATAGAGTAAAAGAAACTACAACCACAACTGGCACTGGTACACTCACATTAGGCGGTGCGGTTACTGGCTTTGAAACCTTTGCAGCAGGCATAGGCAATTCTAATACAACGTATTATGCTGTGATACTTCCCGGCACTGCCGAGTTTGAAGTTGGTTTAGGAACATTAAATAGTGACTCAAGTACAATAGCAAGAACAACTATTATAAGTAGTTCAAATAGCGATAATGCAGTTAACTTTAGTGCTGGTACAAAAAATATATTTTGTACAATACCTGCATCCAAGTCAGTGTTTTTAGATGCAAGTGGTAATACATCCGTTGGTGCAGACTTATCTGTAGGTGACGATCTTACAGTAGAAGGTGGTGTGATTTCTTTTAGATCTAACAGTGGATCACCAGCATCTTTAAGAATGTATTGTGAGGTTTCAAATGCTCACTTTCAAACATTACAACCACAGCCACATGCTGCAAGTGCAGCCAACACATTAAGGCTTCCTAACAGTGGAGATAGTGGCACACAAGATCTAGTTGCCGTAGATATTACGCAAACATTGACAAATAAAACTTTAACAACTCCTACGATTAATGGTGCGACCCTTGGGTCTGATAATATAGCCACAGCCAGTAATGGTGATATTAATCTTGCACCTAATGGAACTGGTAAAGTAGTTATCAAAGGTAATACCAATCAAGGTAAAATAGTATTAAATTGTGAGGCAAACAGCCACGGACAGACAATTATAGCTGCACCACATTCTGAAAGTGCCAACAATGTTCTTACATTACCTAGCACTGGTGGTGATGCTAGATTGGTATCAACATCATCAACTGCTACATTAACCAACAAAACACTTACAACTCCAGTAATTGCAGAGATTACCAATGGTTCAACTATAACATTAAATGCAGTTTCAGATATAATTCTTGATGCAGGTGGTGCAAATGTTATTTTTAAAGATGATGGCACAGAAATACTTGATATAGGTAATAGTTCTGGTGACGTAAGTCTCCGTGTAAGTACTCAAGACACAAATTTTCAAATAAAAGGTAATGATGGTGGTAGTGCAATAACTGCCCTTGATATTGATATGGCTAATGCAGGCGCAGCCACATTTAACAATAAAATTATTGCCACTGAATTAGACATATCTGGTGATGTAGATATAGATGGTACATTAGAAGCAGATGCAATGACATTAAATGGTACAGCAATTACAACAACTGCCACTTTATCAACGGGTATATCTAATGGTAATGTATTAGTTGCAACAAGTGGTGTTGCTGATAATGATTTTTTAAGAGTTGATGGTACAAGTATAGAAGGCAGAAGTG